TCACGGATCTATCTCTGCCCCAGGCCAGGGCACAATCGGTGTGCTGAGGTCATAGACATCCAGCATCGCGGCAGAGCGGTGGCCGCTGGCCTCTTGCTTGTCGTGACGGGTGCCCTGGGTGTCGGTGATGCCACGTCGCTTCAGGTCGTGTAGACCGAATCGCTCTTCTGTTGTGATCACTTCTTCCTCGATGGCCATCTTGATGAGCCGCTGCCAGGCGGTGTCCAGACTCGACTTCCGTAGCTCTCCACCATCTGCGGCCACGATGAGTGGGCGTCGGGTTGGGGTAACGGGTACTGCGGTGTTGCGGGCTCGCCAGATTCTCGCCCTCAACTCGGTTGCGGCCTGCCATGCAGCTCGCAGCCTTGGATACCAGCGCACGATATTGTCTCGGGAGCCCTTTCGACGATTGGTCATGACCCCTTCGGTGATGGCGTTGGCGTCGGTCAGGGTGACGATCTCGATGCCGCGTAGCCGGCAGATGTAAGCCAGCTCCATGACGATCCACAGATAGGGCGCGCAGGCGCCTTTCTCCCCACGGCTGCGCTGGCCGCGCTCTCTTGCAAAGTCGGTCAGTCGGGCGATAGTGTCGAGTTCAGGCAGGCGGCGTAGGCGGCGCTCCTTGGCCGCTTCCACCCCCTGGGCGGGGTTGCTGTCGCAGTATCCGCGGTTAATGCCCCAACGGAACAGACGGCGTAGGTAGCGCAACAGATGATTGGCCTTGGCCGGTGTTCCCTCGGCGGCGATCTTATCGACGATGCGCTGGACCAGGGCTGGCTTGAAATGGCGAGTGGCCACGTCGCCCAGTGGCTTGCCCAGCTTGGTCGGCATGGTCAGCGCCAGGTGGCGGCAGTAGTCGTAGTCCTTGCGTGTCTTGAGCTCGAGGTTCTTGTACTGGGCCGACTGGTGGAACTGGTCCGCCAGATAACACAGCGTCTCCCGATCGATGCCCTGTCGTTGCTCCATGATGCGATGGAGCTCCGACAGGGTGGCCTTTGAATCGGCAATGGTGACACCCTTGAGCACACCTGCCTCGTTTCGATACTGGGTGTACCAGCGTCCTCGGCCCCTGGGGTCGTAGTAGACCCCTTTTGGTAGCCTGGCCTGATCGATGTGCTTCGGGATCGCGGGGTTATGGCGGCGCCGAGATCCGCTTATTTTCTTGCCTGTCATATGATCTGCCTGGGGTCGATGTCGTCATCGTTGGCTTGCTGGACGAGACCACCGGCCTGGTTGATCAGGTCGATGGTGGTCCAGGGGCCTGAGCGCCCATTGAACACCCGTACTCCTTGCTCGCGCAGGCAGCGGGCAACATCACCGGGACGCTGGTAGCCGGTGATCTGTTTCAGGTCCTCGCAGGACAGCACGGTGCTTGTGTTCATGAGCCCCCCTGGTGCTTTGCCCGCCAGTGATTGAAGCGGTAGCGGATGATACGGAACTGACGCGCCGCCTGGGGCCGGTGATCCAGCATGGCACGGCTGTCGATCTGGCAGGCTCGGCACAGCCAATCCCTCGCGTCCTGCTCAGTGTGAGTGCCGTCTGGTACATCGGCACCGAACCGAGCCCGGGCGCGGCGATCTAGGTAGAGGCGAAAGGCTGTGTCCTGGCAAAGCATCGCCGCAGCTTTGGCCATTGGGCCGCCTCTGTTTGTGCTCATGATTCGTCCTTATCCGCTTGATCTGCGTTCCGCTCAGGATCGAAGAGCTCACGGGCGTCTCGGCTGAGTTTCCTCGCCTCCCAGGCCAGTATCAGAGTCATGACGACGGCGATCACGGCGATGATGATCAGGATGGTGTCCGGGTTCATGAATCGCTTTCCCCGTTCTCAAAAATCTTGAGCCCCTTGCGAACGACAGAGGCAGCCATTTTCCGTCTACTTTGCTGATCTTCCTTACCTTTAAGCGCTTCGAGTAGAGCAATGGCAAGCCGAGCGGTGTCACCCGGCTTGCGGTCGATACCGCACTCGAGCGAGATCTTTGCATCGCTGACGCTGGTGTTGAGGAGGCTACTTATGGAGTCTCTTTCAGCGGACATGACGGCTCTTCCTCTCGTTGATCTGCTGGCACTCGATGCAGGTGGTGGCCCAGGGAGCGGCCTTCCGTCGGGCTTCGGGGATCTCGCCCCCGCATTCGTGGCATTCGAGGGGGGTGGCCCAGTCGATGCCGATCCAGGTATGGCGGTTGGCCAGGGCGCCCTCGAGGTGGCGCTCCTGGATCTCGGTAGCGATGTCGGCGTTGTCAGCCATTGGCAAGTTCCTTCTCGGGGATGGCGGGGGTGAAACCGAGGCGATAGCCCCGGCGCCAAAGGTTGAACCAAAGCAGCCAGGCCACTGCCGCGCTCACAGGCCGGCCGGCTCGCCGTGAGGCAAAGAGCTGCATGGCCCTGCGCTGGCTGGTGGCGGTGCTGTAGGGATCAGCGCGACCGAGCGGGTCGAGCACCATGTAGAGGCGATCATTCATGGATGCGCTCCTGGATGGCCTGGCTATCACGGTAAGAGCACCGATGCTTCTTGAGGGCGCGGCGCAGCTCTTCTTCGCTGTCGAAGCTGACAACCATGGCGAAGCGGTGACGGACCCGACCGCTGCCTTCGGTGAGTACCGCTAGCTCGCCGGCGTCCTGCAGGATCCCGCGAGGGGCCTTGTGATCCACTTGATGGGTGCGCATGTTGTTCTCCTCGTGACAGCGGCTCATTGCAGTTCCGGCGGGAAATACTCTTCCCACTCAGGTTCAGGAGCCGGGATGTATTGCCCGCGCTCGGCGAGGACTCGCCGTGCTGTCGGGTCGTGCTGGGCAAGCCGCAGGGCCGCAGCTCTGGCATATCTTGCTTCGATGTCGGCGGACTCCATCTCCGCGCGCTGGACTTCACTGGCTCGCCACTTCTTAAAGCGCTCGAGTTGCTCGGCCAGGACCTCCGGAGGGGGAGTGCGGGGGGTGACATCCACCCCCGTACAGTTATTGACACAAGTCCAAGCGTCGTCGGCTTCGCCGCCTCCGAACCGCCCCGCCGCACGCTGGTTGCGGGAGCGAATCTCCCACCGGTACAGGCGAGTGAGGTATTCGGAGGCATCGCCCCGGCCATCCTTGACCACCAGGCCAACGGTGGCCTTGACCGTCTCGCCATAGCGGCCGCGCATCTCAATGCCGGTGTTGACCTCGCCGGTGGCGTGGCTGAATTCTTCCCGACCGGTATCCATGCGGGTGACGATCCAGGGCTTGATGGGCTGGTCAATGCGGGGGCAGTTGGGCCCGCCCATCAGGCGCAGGAAAAGGTCCCACTGGCCGGCGTTGGCTGCCTTGCGGATCTCGTGCAGACGCCTGGCGGCTTTCGGTATCGGGCGGGTAGCCTCTTCCCACAGTCGGAGCTGCTCGGCTTGGCGTTCGTTGAGGCGGCGGACTTCTCGCCAGACGGTGACGGAGGGCAAGCCTACGAACTGAAACTGTCGAATGCCCCAGACGGCGGCCCAGGCTTCGATGCGTGGTGCGCTGGAAGTCATCTCCTGGCCGTAGCTGTCCGCGTCCATGAACTGCTGGCCGTTGATGTTCTTGCTGATGTACTTGGCGACGTAGCCGGCGGCGGTGCCACGGTTGTGATCGATCTTGACCGCCTTGAAGCGGGCGCTGGTCTTATGGCCACGGCGGTCGATGAGCTCCTCAGGAGATTCGGCTTCGGCGTACTCCCTGAGAACCTCAGTAACCCGACGCTCTGCCTCTGGTTTCATCCACAGCAGCAGATGCCAGTGAGGCGTACCGTCGTGATGGGGCTCGACCACGCGGATGCCGTAGACCGCCAGCTTTTCCCTGGCGAGTTTCGCCCGTGCCTTGGCCCATACCTGCTGCAGATGCTGCTGGGCTTCACGCGGAGTGCTGCCGTCGTAGCGGCGATTGCGGCGGCAGTGGTGGGAATGCACCGGATGGAAGCGCGACGGTGTGGTCAGGGTGTAGAACATACCCAGGTGACCCAAGCGGCGAGATTCGACCTCGGTATCGCGGATGCGCAGCATCAGCTCTGCACGACGGTGGTCGGCGTTGGCCAGGCCCAGCTCCGCCAACTCGGCCAGGGTGTAGGTCTGACCGTCCTGGTTGATGGCCTCCAGGGTTTCCAGCAGCGCTCGGTTGCGGGTCTTCTGTTGGTGGCGGCGTTCCAGCGTCAGGTTGCTGCAGTAGATGCCGGCCCGCTTGTGAACCCGGTGGGCTTCGCGCTGGACCTGCTCGAGGCGGCGCCCGCAGATCCGCCGGAGTTGGCGACGCCACCACAGGCCGTCGCACAGCCTGGCCATCTGGCGCTCCCCACTCCAGCTCAGGGGAGGCGGCGCGATGCCGTGCAGGCGGGCACGCTTGCGCGCACTGACGAGTGCCATCTCTGTGGCTACGCCCAAGCTCATAGGCGGCTGGTAGGTAAAGCGGAACACGGCCATCAAGGGCACGCAGCGGTCCGGAGCGGTCAGCGGATTGCGGGAGTCGGCGACATGGTCCTGCCACTGGCGCATGCGCTTGGACAGTGGCCCTCGGAGCTCACAAGACGGCACGGGCACCGGCAGCAGTCCGTTATGCCGACGGCGGTTGTAGATGGAGATGTTGCCGATGAAATGGTCGCGGTCCTTTTCGATGGCTCGAGCTTGAGTCTCGGCGTAGGTCACCAGGACGTCATCGTCGTGGGTGGCGTTGAGCGAGCCAACGACCAGGCGCCGCTCAACCTCTATCAGCCAGGCGTTGGCCGAACGGATGCCCTCTATGGTGGTTTTCTCACGCTGTTTGATCGCGGCGGCGCCGCGCTCAAGGTCCGAGGCGATGGGGCGAAAGCGCTCCAGAATACGAGAGGGCTCTACCAGGTCGCCGGCCTGGCGACGTAGCCAGCGGTTGCCCGCGGCGTTGCCGTGACGTTTGGCAACGTGCAGGAACCCACGCGCCAGATCCTCGGCCAGGCTGGGCAAACGGCCAAAGAACTCAGCGTCCCGCCAGCGCTGGCAATCCGCCGTGCCGTACTCCAGGGTTTGATCGACAGCGCTCATTGCGTGTCGGCCCCGTTGGTTTCGGCGGCAATCTCGCCCTCAATCTCATTGATGAGCGCCCAGACTCGACGGCGAGCATCACGGCACCAGCGCTCACTTTCGGTGTCCCCCATCCCTTCAAAATCGCGCATGCCCCGGTACAGATGCGCTGTGACGGACTGCAACGACTCGATGGTCTGCTCCTTGTGGTCAATCGCCGTCATCACATCACCCCTCGCTCAATCATCGACACCCAGTGCATGGCGGCTTTGATATCGCCATCCGTTAATGCCTCTCTGGCGTGGCTGGCCAGCTCCTGGCTGGGGTGAGGGCGCTCACCTTGCAGACGGTCGCGCAGCTGGTTGGCGTAGCGACTCATGCGGTGAATGGCTGCGCGGATGGCGTCACGGCTGGCTTTTGGCATGTCCGCCACGTGCCGGCGGCTATCCCGCTCTCGGTGCGGGAAGTTGGCGCTGGCCATCAGTGCCTTGCGCTCTGGGTGCGTGAGCTCATCCCACAGCACGACCAGGTCGTGGTCGGCGCAGCGCTGGTGCAGCTCGGCGCGCAGCGCGCCCCAGTCGCCACGGTCGGGAGCGACGGGGGAGGGCTGGCGGGACGTCGGTAACGGATGAACGGAGGCGGACATGGCGGCAACCTCTGGTGGCTCAGGGGAAGGTGTCAGTGCTCGAGGATGACGGGCTGTCGCGAGCTGTGCTCGATGACGGCTGCGCCACCTTCCTGGCGTGCCCGGTCGAGCAGACGCAACAGATCGCTGACGGTGAAGGCAGTAGAGCGGCCATCGCCGGAACGAAGCACGACCAGGTGCGAGGTGGTGGCGTCCACGTCGATACGCGCTTTCTGGTTGACGCTTTCGATCTCGGCATAGGCCTGCAGAGCGGCGGTCTCGGCAGCGTGCTCGGGCATGCCGTGATCGTTGACCAGGTGATCGATGCAGTTGCCGAGTGCGGTGACGCGGTTGTGCCAGCGGTCCCTGAACAGTTGAGCGGTGGCGATATTGGTGGCATCCAGCTGGGGAATGCTGAATTTCGGGCGCAGTTGGCTAACGGTGGCCATGGTGAGCCTCCTTGAATCGGTGATTTCCGTGGGGTTTGTGGTCAGCTGATCTCTGGCATCAACTGGGCTAGTAGCCCTGGCGAGATCGGTATTCTTACGCCGGGGGCCGGCTGACTGCTGGGAGACAGGGTGTAGGTGATTTCCAGTCCCGCCTTGCCTCGCCAGCCGCACTCGTCATTGGTGCAGACGAGATACAGCTCGCGGCAGACCGGACTGATCTGACTCGACGTCCGGATGCGCGCATAGCTCTGGCAATGCGGGCAGACCACACGCATGAATCCGCTCACCGCCGCCCTCCTTTCACGTCGTAGAGCGCTCGTCCGCGCCCTGTCAGGCTCTGGGTGCCCTTGCGCAGACGACGGCGCAGCAGCCACTCGGCGGCTTGGTCGAGGGTTTCCAGTCCCTCTCGCTCGCGAACCGCGGCGATGGCTTCTTCGAGTTCCTCGTCGAGGCTCAGGCGAAGTTTCGTCATGGGGCGGGGGCTCCTTGAGGACCTTTTGTGCACCTATCGCTTACTGCGTGCGATGGGCGACATTGGGCGTGAGGATGTCGCTGACGCCGAGTGTTTCCAGCGCTTCCTTGAGGACCAGCTGCCGGAGCAGCGTGGCTTTGGAAATGCCGGTGTAGTCGACGAGAGCGTCAATCACCTTGGCTTCGTACTCATCGAGGTTGATGGCGGCGTAGCGGGAGCGAATCCGACGTGTGTCCTGGTGCATGGCAGCGGTTCCTTGGCGGCTTAGGCGTTAACGGGGTGTCCACCGCCAGAAGCGGCGATGCCCCGCAGGTAGAACAGACGAAGGGTGGCGGACATTGATCGACCTTCTCTTTTGGCCAATGACTCCAGTTGTTGACGTTCGTCGTCAGTTAACTGGGTCATCACCTGGCGAGAGCACCCGTTTGGTGACCTAGAGAGGGTTGGCATGATGGTTTCAGCAGTACTCATGGGTTACTCTTCCCTTTTGGACTTTAAGACTGCTCGGAGGCCTTTTGCTTCGCTGATGTAGCTCTGCAACGGCTGTCTCTGCCTGTCTTAAGGTAATCAAAGCAACACTTGGTAATCGAATGGTGGTCCCTGATTGGGTGATTGTCAAGAAAAGGTGTTCGAAAAGATGACTGTAGGTCGGCGATTGAGGGAAGAACGGGAGAGCTTGGGACTGACCCAGACAGCCCTTGCTGGTCTTGCAGGTGTCGCGAAGAACACGCAACTGCTGTATGAGACCGACCAACGTAGCCCGAAGGCGGACTACCTAGTCGCGCTTGATGGGGCAGGTGTCGACACGCATTACGTCCTAACGGGACGCCGGCAGGTTGCATTCAGCCAGCTTCAGGACGTCGAAAGCCGTCCAGATCAAGTGGAGCAGCAACAAGGCGGTTTCTCCTTAAACTCCGATATCAGCACTGCTGATACGTCAGGCCTCTGCGCCCTGCCGATGTATGACATCGAGGCAGCGGCAGGTGACGGTCGGGCGCTGGAAGCGGAAGAGATCGAGACCACCCTGTACTTCCCCAGCGAGCAGCTGGCCGCCCAGGGGCTGGACCCCGACCATGTGGTCGGGGTGAAGGTGCGAGGTGACAGCATGGAAACCACACTGACGGATGGTGACTGGGTGCTGATCGATCGCAAGGATCGGCCGGATCGGCCGGAAGGGGTGTTTCTGCTGCTGGTGGAAGGCGAGCGACGCATCAAGCGGGTGCAGCGCGTTGCCGGTGGTGCCTGGGTGTTGATCAGTGACAACAGTCATTACCAAGCCGAGATGATCCCGCCCGAGAAGGTCGGCAATGTCTCGGTGTTGGGGCGTTGCGTAGTAAGGATCGGACGGATTTCGTAGGAGACTTGCTTTGAAGCAAGCATTAAATCAGGGATGTAGGGAGGGAGTAGGGTGGACGCACTGATTTCTTTGATCGTTGTGTTTGGCGTGGGCATTGGTACATGGATCGTAGTTGTACGAAGCATGCGGAAGATGGGAAAAGGTGCCGTCGCTCGCCATTTGGCGGGAGCGGTGCTTGGTTTTCTCGCCTTTTTTGTCGCAACTGGGGTGATGACAGCGGTTTTTCCTGACGGCTCTTCCTCTCAGGAAGTGGCTGATTCGAGTGATTCTATTGATGCCCCTAAAGCGCCCCCTGAAGAGACTTCAGACGAGGTCAACTCTGGACCAAGGCAGTTCACATCTGCAATGGATATGGCCGAAAGCTGGAGTTATAACTATACCCCTGAGATGAACCGCTTTGAAGTTATCGGTGAATCTCCTTTACACGTCCGCGTGTCAGCGCCGGTGTTTCTTTCTGCGAATAACTCGCGTGAGATTGAGCGTGATAATTGGCAGGCTGTAGCCACAACAATCTACGAAACCTTTATCCATATGGATGTTGATGAGGTGGTTGTTGATGGTATCCCGGTGCAGTATGAAGATCTTTCAAAACAGGATGATGGTGAACTGCTAATTGACCGAGTAGTAAGTGTGAGAGTTACTCGTGATCAAGCTCTTTCCGTCATTTCTGGTTTTATTGACGTTTCTTCCTTTTCAGACTTGAAGCGCCGCAATGATGATCTCGGAAGATTTGTAAGCACACAAGATTTTAGTTCTCTGATTTCTCCCGTCGGAGAGCCTGGGCTGTATGACCTAGTTGCTGGATTAATAGACTATTGTACCAACGATTGTCCTCGTGTTAATTCCGCGTTGGGTGCTTCAAAGCCCGACGATGGTGCGGCTGATGGTCATTGGTACGAGGGCGGTAGTCTACATGCTGAAAGCGCACTTGCGTGGCAAGATGCTGATTACGAAAACAAGCTTGCGACTGCCGGAGATATGATCGCCACCGCTTTTAGTCAAGGCATGCTGAAAGACTCAATAGCGAGTAAAATCAATGGGATGGACGATATTCGTTCTCTTGCGGAAGAGCTAGTAAACCAGTTGGACGAGGCTTTTTCTCCAGAAGAAGACCCTGACCTGAACCGCCAGCTATTTGCTAATCAAAAGGTCAATGAGACTGCTGTAATGGTCCTGATGATGATGGGTTGGGTGGATCTTTAAGTGTTATGCGAGTGAACTACCTTGGCCCGGCGATTCCGGGCCTTACCAATCCCTGTGTTTCCACCTTGGGTATCAAGGAGGTATCGCCCCGGTGCTACCTGGTCGAGGTGTCGGACGAAGCCGGTATTGATGGTGAGATCATGGAGGGTGATGTGCTGGTGGTGGACGAGTCCGCGCCATTGCAGCACGGTGACTTGGCGATTCTGGAGGTTGAACGGCAGCTACGACTGTTTCATAGCCACCGTATCGGTGGGTCGTGCTATATGAGAGAAGTCGGAGGCGGCGACGAGATGTTCGCTAAGGTGAGGGACTTTCGTGGGGTGGTGGTGCATCGCTCGACGCCCAATGTAGCGTGAATTTTCTGATGAGAGCAAAAATATAGCGAATTGCTTTTGGGCAATTCGCTATATTTTTAGACCCTATTTTGTTCCATCTTGCCCCAGCATCGTGTCGAGATGCTTGGCTAGGATTCCGCCAATAGCCCCGCTTAGAAAGATCTGGTCAAGATTTTTTAATGCACTCTCATCAAGCCATTGCCAGTCTGTCGGAGTTGCAAGGTGCCAGACCCTGATCAGAAAAAGAATGATTAGAGTAAATCCCGCAACTCTTAGCGCGGACACGAAAATTTTGTGGAATGCTTCTCTAATGTTATACGTGTGGTTCTTGTTTTGTTCTTTTAGATCTTTGTCGGTTTCGTCTTCGTAACCGTTATCCAGAAGCTCAGCTTCTTTTCGGGATTTTGAATCATTTTGAATGCTGTTTGGGTCATTGATGTCCGACCCTATCAGTTTAAGAAGCTCTTGCCGCTTCTTGTCGATATCTTCATCTGACACAGCCACCCCCTTTTTTCAAAGGGAGTGGCATTAGGGTGTTTGAAGAAGAGAGTACGTTGTCAGACACCTGCATGTTCGGGCTCTTGTTGCTGCCGTTCACGTCCTGCCGTGGCCAGGCTTTGGTAGTGCTCTCGTATCCGTGGAGTTGGGATCGTCAGGCCATGCATGCCTCGTTCGTCCCAAGTCTCTGACCAAGGTGAGTTGGGGCGATGGGTGATTGAAGACAGTGCAAGCCCATCGTAGTGACCGTAGGCGTTCCAGACCTGTTCAAGCAGCATCTCGTCCATATCCTCGATGCTTTCATCCGGGGCGCTGAGCGTCTGGTCAATCGGACGATTTCGGTATCTCTTGACCTCGTGGTACAGCTCACGAATCACTGGTCCATACTTCCACGCTTCTACCTCTTCAACGAACAACGGGCGATTGAAGAGGCCAAGGCTCCAGCCATGGGCTATGTACATGAGCTTGAGCAGCTTCATCGGGGTCAGGTCGTTGCATTCTTGCTTCCGAGCCATTCGGATGAAAGCGTTAGCGATGGTAGATAGTGCGTAAGCCATAAGTGTTCTCCTCGGCACCAGCAGTAGGCCACCAATACCTTGCCGGGCTTTTGGCTCGGCGGCGTGGTCTTGCCGGATGCGCAACCCTATCCTATGGGGCTATCTAAGACAATCATAGGCCATCGAAAGTTCCAGCTCTTCCGACCTTGGTCTATAGCTCTGCACCGTTCTGGCTCGGTTCCGTTGTATATCCCTCAACTTGGCAGCATTTCGAGACTGATCGACACAGTATAGGCGTTGTCGCTGAAGTCATGCCGTACCTCGGTGATCAGCCAGGCGGTCTCTTCTATCTCTCGCTTCCAGCCTATCAGCCGCACTGGGGTCTCTGGGTAGAGGTCGGGCCGGCCTTCGGCCAGATCCAGGGTGAACTCGGCTCCGCCGCGCTCAAGCCGCTGCATCTCGCTCTGGGTAGCGGCGAGGGCGTCATCTTCACTGGCGTAGGTGGGGCGCAGGCGCTTCAGGTTGTCGCTGTCGCCGGCGATGACTTCCTTGCGTTCGGCGTGGGCGGTGTCGTTCCAGTAGGCCAGTACGCCGGTGAAGGCGTCGCGGTCGGTGACTACGTAGCGGTGGCGGTCGCCAACCTGGCGGTACAGGTCGATGGGGGGAATCTCGGTACCACCGGCGGTGGTGGCCTGGCCTGCGTGGATGAACAGCAGATTGCCAGCCTTCACGGTGGCGATGGCGTCGTAGCGCTCGGCGAGTCGGGTAAGGAAGTGCAGGTCGCTTTCGTCGGTCTGGTCGATGTGACCGACTCGGATCCCGCCGAGGGCGTCGCTGATCCTAGGTTCCAGGTCGTGACGTTTGGCGATGGTGGTGATGATGTCGCGCAGCACCAGGTTGTCCCAGCTCTGGGAGCGCTTGCCCGGTAGACCCTGGCGCATGTCGGCGGAGCGTGCGCGGATGGTCATCAGGTCTGGGGCGCCGTTGTGTTCCACCTCGTCGACGATGTAGGTGCCTCGGTCGATCAGCGGCTCGCCTTTCCAGCCCATGGCCAGGTGCAGCTCCGCGCCGCGCGGCGGCAGGGCGAGGCGCCCGTCGTGGTCGTTGAGGGTGATGTCGAGCTGATCGGCCTCGAGTCCGCGGCGGTCGGTGAGCGACAGGCGCTGCAGGCGTGCGTCCAGCTCCGGACTGATCACCTGGCCCTGAAGCGTCAGGCGGTAGTATGGCGTACGAGGCGGACGCCCGGGGTGCAGCAGCGATGAACCGAGAAGCTGGATCATGCCAGGACCCCGTTGAGTCCTGTCACCAGCGCTCGGGTGAGTGCGTTGCTGGCCAGTTGGTCGGTGGCATCCTCATCGATGCGCTGGAGGGTCAGGTCGAAGTCGATCTTCTGGGCGGCTCCATCGCGAAAGAAGGCGCTCTTGCGCTCGTTGAGGCTCTCAATCACGAACAGACCGTAGACGCTGCCGCTACCCTCTATCAGCGGCCAGGCGCCGCCGGCATTGGCCATCTGGCGTAGCTGGTCGAGGTTCTGCTGGCCACCGGTGAACTGGGGCAGCAGGGTGCCGGTCAGGGTGATGCTGTCACCGTCAGGCCCCAGAAACTGCCTTGAGGGACGGCGTCCTACCCGTCCCTGGGGCGCATGGCGCCAGGCTGTCTGGCGTTTCAGCTCCTGGTAGGCGGCGGTTGATAGGCCGAAGACGAAGAGACCGTAGGCCATCATCAT